TGGTTGTTCTCGTTGTTTGAGCTCTCCAGTTTCCTGATGCACCGTTTCCTGTAGACGATGTTGTACTAGTTCCTGTTGATACCGAGGAACCAAGACCTTGCGTCCTTGTATCTCCTACTTGAGTTCCACCCCAGTTCCATTGTGCATTATTAAATAATTGTGCTTGACTACCACTAATTCTTGTTTCTGTGCCACCACTAATTATATTATCTGCTGCACGCCTTGTTTCTCTCCAATCATCAGATGCTGGAGAAAGTGTAACTTGACCCATATTTGTAATAACATTAAATGGGTTAATATTCATAATACCAGAAACTTGTGGTTGATTTAAATAATCTATTTCAGTATACTTGGCATATATGTTATCACCTTTAATAATAGTATTAGTAGAAAGATCTGAATCATAAATTAGTTTTATATTTTCTTCTGTAAAAGAAGGTCTGAGTATCTGCGCCTGAGGATCTATAGAACCACGATATTCTACATCATCAAATCCTGTGGCCAACTGATCTTGGAAATTATCAACTAGGAATCCAGCTTTTGTTCTATCGTTACCTGTTGAATCAAATACTGAAAAATTAGATAGTCCAGTTTCTAATAAAGATAATGTTGTCAACTCAAAAAGATTATCTACTTTCTTCTCAATAGAAGAAATGTCTGACATAGTAAAGCTTTTATTATCGATAGGTATAGCACCAACATCAGAATCACTAATTGTAAACGGAGCCATACCAATATCATATAGTAATAATTGATTTGAACCTACATCAGGATATTGTGGTTCAAGATCGGATCGACCTCTTAATACTATTAAGTTAGCATCCTGATCTATAACTAAACGATCAAATCTTGGCAGATAAAATTCCGTATCCGCAGTTATAAGATCTGTATTTGTTGGTAATTCGTTAATACGAGCCGTACCACCAGTAAAGTCAGAGTCTTTATCTGTTTTACGTGGTCTAAAATCTAATACGTCTCTTAGCTCAACCTTTGTTCCATCATTTAACGTGTGCGATGGAATATCACCGTATGCTACCTGACCGGTATATGAGTTAGTTGCAAAGAAGTCACCAGATGCACCATGCTGGAAATATCTAAATCGTGCAAATAAATTACCAGATGGAGGAGTTTTATTACCTTTGAGAATTACTCGAGCTGGAGAATACCAATTATCACGTTGACCATTATCAACGATAAAATCTCCAAGTCTATCAGCTCCATCAGAATCTGAATCACGTAGTCTGTCTAATTTAAATAAGTCTGGTTTTTCTAATTCTAAAAATTTAAGTCCAGCACCATCAGATTCTACAACACCAGTAACAGTGGTTTCAAGCAACGTTTTAGTTCGAACTGAACCATTTGCTTTATTGACTTTAACAATGACCTCAACGTTAGTATTTGTAGGACCACTAGAAAGAGTTGCTGCCTGTGTACCAGCACCTGATATTGAAACATTGTCACTAATAATAGAACCACTAGAATCAACAGATATGATCCAATCTGATGTATTTGAAAATGTTTCACCTGTCGCTGTTAATGTAAGAGTTGCCTGACCCGAGGCGTCAAAAGAAGCATTAAACTTTCGTTGTACTTCGAGAGAAATATCTGATAATGTTTTCGGTCTTTCAAAAGGTAATCCGAAAAGAAGGTTATTATTACCAATGTCGTTTAGTATTGCTTCACCATTATCTAATACTATGTTAGCATAATCACCTGCAGAAGCACCAATAGAACGTACATCAGAAAATTTCTGACCTGAATTCATAACAACATCAAAAATGTATAATTTAAAATTACCACCATCTTCTTCAAGATATCGTGCACGACAAGTACCAATAGTAGATCCACCATGACCTACTGCAGATCTTAAGTTACGAACTTGGAACACGTCAATGTTTGGAGTACCTACCATAGTATCAACAATTACATAGTTACCATAATTGGCTGCCACGACCTGGTTTTCTAATGTAATTGTATCTTGTGCTTTTGGAACACGAATTCTAGTAGGATATTCTTTTTCTGCTCTATAGCCGTTAACATATGATAGTCCGGGGGAAACGACGGCTTTTAAAAAGTTTGTATCAGAGTCTTCTTCAAATTGAAGTAAAAATGGGCTAATATTAAAATTACCATTAATTTCATTTGTTCGTTGAGCTAAACGATCTTCAACACCTTTATATTGATTGTTTCCTGATACAACATCAAAAATATTACCATTAATAACACGACAAAAATATACAAAGTTTTCGTCAGAATCTATTTCATCTTGTGTCGCAAGTATTAAACGAATTCTATATCGATCTGCACCTGGGGCTGAAGTATTAGGAGTTGCTCCTTGATTATCGTATAAAGCTTCTGCATCAGTAGAAGATACAATGTCTTGTTGGACTCTAAACCCAATAGTTGACGTAGGCAATGAAGTATATTTACTAATAATTTTTGATTGCTTTTCTGCAAATACAAAGTGACCTTGAGTAAAGAAACTTCCACGATCGATAGAAATACGTGAACCAAATCCGGTTGCAGGATTTGCAGTAGTATCTGTAGTTTGTACCGTAAGAGTAACACCCGATACGGATCCAACTACATCTTCACCAGCAGTTACTTTTTGTGATACAGAAAAATCTGATGTTGCACTCAATGTATCTGTATAACGAACATAAAGAGTAGCAGGGTCTGTAGCAGTTGCTGCAATTGCCTCTAGTACAACAAATTTAAATGATGATGATTGTCCTGTAAATTCATCATTCACAATAGTTGTTAAATCTGCTGGAAGAGTATTAGTACTAGTATCTAGTTTAATAAATTCATATCGAGTATTAAGTGTCGGTCCACCTGGATTTACAGATGAACCTTCTTTAAAAATATTTCGACCAAAGCGCTCAATCTCTTTTTGAATGATGGTTTGCATCTGAGTAAGCTCACGCGCTTGTAGAGCTTTACCAGAATTAAACAAAATTCTATAATAGTTGTCGCTATCTCTATAGTCGTCTTTATACGTATCGCTAAAGATCTTATCTGTAAATTTGTTCGCCATTTAATTGCCTTACAGCTGAATAATAACTTTAATGTCTTCGGTTTGGTTTGGATCTCTTTCAATCGCAGCCCTATTATCTACATATAACAGTGTTCCGGAGAAAGGTTTTATAGTAGATTTTGTGAATGCATCATCATCTGGATCATTTGCAGCAGAGTCAAGAATGCCTTCACCGTTACCATCTAATTCTGTAACTGTTTCACCTTCACTAAATGTAAGATAGCCAGTTGAATCAGATTGATGATACCAAACATAGTTTGAATCGAATTTATCTACATAAGCCTTTGCTGTCGATGTAGATCCTTGAATAGTTTTATCTGTACTAAAATTTTGTGCAATAGAACCAAACTTTAATTTATTTAGACTATTACCTGCAGTAGCTGTAAATAAAGCACCGGTTGACGCAGAGTCTGTTTCTATTGGGTTTTTAATAAGTCCAACTTGTCTAAAATCGTTGCTTGTAATTAACGCATTATTTTCATCACCTTCAAGCTTCGAATTAAACATAAGTGCACTAGATCTTAAATCTTCTCTTGGATCTGCGGCTATTCCACCATTCGGAGCAAGTACTGCTCTAGCATGTGCGCCTGATCCACCGCCGCCAGAAAATGTAACAGAGGCATAATCATATCCAGCACCAAAAGCTTTACCTGTACCTGAATCATTCATTTCAATTTTTACTATTTCACCATTACTAACAGTTGCAGTTGCTTGAGGAACTTTTGTTCCGTTACCAGTAAATCCAACACTCGGAGCTGATGTGTATCCAGTTCCACCATTGTTTATTTTTACTGCAACAACTTGTCCTGGCACGGCAGCATCTTGAATTGTTTTTTGTTCTTGCTCTAGCGCTGGAGAGTTTACGCCTGCCGAATCAATGAATTGTACAGGCATATAATTTGCAGATGTAAATTTATTAGAACGCAGCGCAGTTTGACCATACAAATATTTCCATACATATCCATCTGATGTAGTAATAGGATCTAATGAAGATCCTGATGGTTTAATAGTAGAAGCAACCGCATTTCCTTGTGCATCACGACCTTGTTGTAAACACAGGAATACTGCTAATTCGTCAGTCATAACATAGAATGCATTAGTTGGATAGCCTTCAACATGATCATCAAATCCAGAATAAATTGTACCTGATGACCAATTATATCGAGGAACTACATAGGAAACATCTTCACCCTTTTTCATTGCTTGCATATTGACTCGAAAGTCTCTTTCAGTTTTTGCTGTATTAGTAGGAGTCGGAGCTGCATCTGTAGCATTCCAATCTTGTGATCTACCAATAGCAATATAATATGTGTCAGATGAATCAGTAACATCCGTAAAAAGATCATTTAGAATTTGTTTCTTAAATCTATCTGTAATAATTGCAACCATTTTAGATTCCTTAGCTCACTGTTCCGCCGTTGTTACCAATCAACTGCCAATTTCCACCATCCCATATCATCTGACAACCTTCATTATTATCTAAAGCGATACTGGTTCCTGGTCCAAAATTGGCTGGAGTGATAGTAGCAGCACCAGCATTCTTATTTGTAAATATCTTATGTTCTCCAACAAGTGTACCATCAGCTACTGTTATTGTAATCGGAGTCGCCGAATTTGCAAGAATAAATCCTTTAGAAATATCTGCAGCACCAGTAGATGTTATCTCACCTACTGAATACGCTCCCTTTTCTATTGTTACCGATCCTGTTCCTTTACCTTTTAGACATATATTAATATTAGGATCTGAACCATGAGCATTTAAGAAAGGGCTAGCACCAGCCGCGGCGTTTTCTACATCAATATGATTAACAGCATTTGCTGCCGGAGTAATTCCAAAAACCTCAGCTCCGTTTCCATCTGCAATATGACCTGTAACAAGTGGAGTTGTTAATGTAGGAGCTGTAAGGGTTTTATTTGTTAGAGTTGCAGAATGATCATTAAAAACAAAAACATCATCGCTACCTAAAATTGGTAAATTAATATTTCTATCTGCAACTAATTCAGATACGGTGACAAAATAATTATGAGTAGATGATGTATCATTAATGCGTGGTGTTTTTAATGTAGGACTCGTTAATGTTTTATTTAAAAGAGTTTGACTAGCTGAATCCAACACAAGATTACCAGAAGTATTTGGTAAAGTTATCGTATTATCTTGTGTAGGATCTTCAGCGTTTAAAACTGTTTCATTAGCGTCATCAGTTGCACCCTCAAATGAAATACCACTACCAGCAATAGATAATGTACCTGTTAGAGTATTACTATCTCCACCAAGTTTATTATACAATTCAACAAAATTTTCATTAATCTTTTGCCCGGCCTGACGAAGTGTATCACCACTTCCATCATTAGCAAATGTGCCAGTTGATATGTTCTGACGAGTCATTGTAAACCTCTAAAATATTTAATCTATTTATATCTAAAAAGATACATATTCTGTATTGACGGAGAGATTAATAGGCCTATGATCACTAAAAGGCCAGTAAGCTATTCTATTATTTCCGTCTTGTAAATTTCTATTGTTAGTAAAATAAGTGGTATTATTGGTATCACCAACATATAATAAGTTTGTCTTAGCATTATTTATGAACCATTCTCTGACTTGCTTTGGAGTCATTCCAGGATTCATTTGCATTAATAGCGCAGCCATACCAGCAACTTGTGGTGCGGCCATACTTGTTCCAGTATAGTTAAGATACGCCGTAGTACCGCTAGAACCTCCACTAATAATATTTGTTCCCGCTGCCCAAACGTCAACTCGTGGACCTTTTTCACTTGAAACATTAGTAGCTTCTGAACTACTATACAATTGGCTATCCATATTTCCAACAACAATAGTATCATCACTAATATTACTGGCTCCTCGATTATAATATAATGGATTACCAGCGGTTACATTACCTTGAGTGTACGTTGATGTAAAATAATTATCATAATCTATTCCACCTTCAACATCTAACTTTTGGTACTGATTACCACCAGATTTTGTAACAATAACCCCTTCATCATGAAGTTCTTCCATCTCAGATTGAAATCCATATATTGGACAATTTATTCTATAAGATGAGTCTCCAATAACACCGTTAGAAGTTCCAGCTGTGTTTCCGACAGATGATCCTCTAAAATTAATATCAGCTATAATATTTGTAAGTACACTATTAACATAAGTTTTATGATAAGTTTTATATCCCCAACTCATATTTACAACGGTAGGACGTTTATGTCCAGTTACGGGATCTACTGATTTTTGTTTATGAAACTCTTTAATTGCATCAAACCAATATGTACTATTTCCAAGAGAATTAACAGGACAACTATATAATTGAGCTCCGGGAGCCCAACCAACTGTGTTTCCTCCCATAGTTCCTAAAACATGAGTAGCATGAGAACCTGCAGCAGATGAATAGTTAATAGTATTTGCTCCGCTCATATTTGGCAAAGTATTCCATTGCAATTGATTAAATCGAGTATCAAACTGCTCGTGGTTATATAGTGCTGCACTACCTTCATGTACAACTACATCAACACCTGTACCATCTAAATGGCCAGTATATTTTTTATCTGATCTTTGATCAGTTGTACTAGATCCCCATCCATTTGTTTCTTCAATATGACGAAGTAATCCCCAGTTATTTTGTGATGAACCACTACTATATCGAGCCCAATTACTTCTTTTATTGTACTCGAAATCTAACATATCATCATTCCACTCAATGGGAGTATGTACGCTATTAACTCTCGGATCAGATTTTAATGTCTCTGCTTCTTCGTCTGTTAAGGCCATATTGAAATGGCGTTTACTTCCAGCACGAGCATCTACTATATCAACAGATCGAGCTGGAACATAATCGTTTCCAGTTTCTGCAGTTAGTTCATCTTTTAAAAGGTCTTTGCTTTGACCTTTCTCCATCGCGATGATATAATTTTTTTCTGACATAGTTAACCTATATAATATTAATTGTATTACCCATACTTGAATGTGATGTACACTGATAATAAAGTGTTGCAGGTGCACTCATCGGAACTTTAAATGTTATTGTTCCACTTGAGCTACCGTTATTTGTTACACCAGTGCTATATGCAGAACCACCGGCAGAGTTTCTAATCTCAAATGGATGTGAACCACCAGAGTTATTTACAAAATAATATGTTTCTCCACGTCTTAAATATAAAACAGGATCATCTTCTGTGGTCGGAAACCAATGGTTATCTGGATCTGAGAATGTATAATGACTAGATCCATTTGCTCCAAGAGTAAACAAAGAAGCTCCTCTTGTCATAGCTGTCCAGGCACCACGTTGATAGATCTCAAACTGACCATTATCAGTATTATAAATTATTTCACCATTAGATGCAGATAAGGATCCTCTTTGTGTATTAGTAAGAGAAGCAACTCTAAATCCGCCTCCAGAAACAGTAACAGATCCGCCAACTGTCATATTGATATTAGATGATGATGTTAATGTTGGTGTTCCAGCAGTACTTGTTCGAATAGAATTAATAATTAGACCGTCAGAATCAAACTTACCAACGTCTGCACCTTTGACTTTAATATCAATCTCATCGTCGTTACTTGCATGGAATGATGTATCACCATCAGCATCCATGATTAATTCAGTTCCATTCATATCAATAGATGAACCAGCTGTAACATAACTTCCTAAATCACTAATTTGAGATTCTGTAATCGATAGTGCAGCTTGATGCGCTGTTACATCACCTTCTGTTACGGTATAACCTGTAATATAAGATTGTAGATCACTAATCTGAGATTCTGTGATTGATAATGCAGCCTGGTGTTGAGTTACCGAACTTTCTGTAATATTACCATCCGGAACATTAGCCCAAGTAACTGCAGCCGATAAATCGTTTGTTTCTGTATAACTTGTTAAATAACTTGATAGATCTGGTGGAGTATATGTAAAAACACCAGTGCCGTTATTATATGATAAAGTAGGTGATCCTGCAGCAGCTGTTGATACACTGAAGTCTGAGTAAGACAGACCTCCACCTCCACCACCGCCACTTACATCGGCTGCTGCGATAAATAATTGTTGAGCGGAATCCCACTTGAGAATCTGGTTATTAGATATGCCAGATATATTAACATCTGCATGTCCACCTATACTACCAAGTCTAGCAGCAACATAGTTAGAATCAACAAGCGATATTGTTTTAGCAGAGTCGATTCCTGTACCGACGTCACTAAAATTAGCTAGCTTTACCCAAGCTCCGCCATGTGCCATATATCCTGCACCTTCGGCGTGAACATGCGCAAACATACCATGATATGTCGTTGCATTTGGTAATGCACCAGCCGAATCATAGTTATTTGAATATAATATTTTCTTTGTTCCAAAGTCAATATCTGAATCGCCTGCCAAAGTATTTAAATTTATATTACCTTGCGAAGCTTGTGCAATTGCAGTAACTGCAGCTGAATCTAAGTCAGCATTCTGCAATGTGGTAAAGTTGGCATCGAGTTCGACGTGGGTCAATGCCGTCCCTTTAGTATTTCGTAATGTGATTGCCATTTTTTACCTCTAAGTAAGTTCTACGTAATCTGAGTCGACATAACCAATTGTCATATAGCGTGGATTTCCAGCAGCTGAGTCATAGAACCAGATTGCCTGATCGAACCTTTCTATATCGTTACTCATTCTCACACCATGCTGATCGTACGCAGGTCCTTCTTCTCCGTCTGAGTAGAATGGTGCAAAATCTTTTGCCGAATCATCAAATGTCGGCGAGTTAATATTCATTGCGTCATCTATTTTACCGTAAGATGCAGCAAAGACATCAGCCGGCATATTTGCATAATCACCAACTTTTGCTTCGAGATCAATACGTTCTACCACTGTATCTGAATCTCCATCGTCTGGAAGAATACCGAGTGTTTCTACTAATCCATTTGGTATTGTATAATTAGCTATACCCTCAACAAATAGCGGGGGTGGTGGCTCATCAATATTATCTGGCATAACCAAAAGTTCAGAGTTTGTAGACGGAAGCTCAAGAACAACCTGCCCGCCTAAGAAAAATCCAGCTGGATGTACAAACTTTTTATATAAATCTTTCCACGTACTTAGCGGAATAGATGATTTAATAAGAACAGAGAATATTTGATATAATGCACTATCTTGAATAAATCTAAGAGATTCTGTTCCTATTTGAGATTCACTTACAATAAAAATATTATTCTTTGGATATTCTATTTCAACATCTAATCCATAGAATGCGCGAAAGAATCCTTCTGCAGAATACTTTGTACCTTTGACCCTATAAAAATTTGCAAAATTGCGAAGTACTTCACGTGGTTCACTGAAATAAGTTGAGTTAGCACCATCTGCAATAGTAGCAAAGATATTTTCAATATAATCTAAATCTGTCGATTCTAAATCATATAAACTATATAAATCTTGTAAGGCATCAATAGTTCCATCAGAATCCATATAATCATAATAACCCTCTAAGAAAGTAATTAGATTTGGATAGGCGCTAGCATAATATTGAGGTAATACCTCTTTGATACTATATGATCGTAAATTTAAATTAGATCTATTATAATCTGGGCCGTGTGACATTTTAATATCCGGATGATGGTATGCTAGGCGCTCTTACATATGTGTTTGCTGCCCCAGTTGCAGATGTAGTTACGCCACTTCCACCACCTAGAGTAACATCCGTTTGTTGTCTGTCTATTCCACTTGTAGCAAATGATGGACCTTCGTCTAAATCTAAAATATAACTTCGTAATGGTCTAATCGTCGATTGGTTTGCCGGAGTAGCTGATAGCTTAATAAAACTTACACCAGCAGTAATAGCAGTTGGAGCAAATCCAGTTAAATTAATTATACCAGTTAATGCTTCGTAAGAACCAACATTATCTACTTCAACTTCACCCACAGAATTTACAATTTGAAGTTTAGTTAAACTTAAAGCATTTTTAATAGAACAAACTTTACCATTAAAAATAAATGTAGATGAAGATACGACAAAATCTGCAGGATCAGGTGATGCTAATTCTACCGGAAAATATATTTTATATGATGTAGATTGTAATAGATCTGGAACAAATCGCTGTTGTAATTTTACTGATGCGCGAGAGTTAAGAATAGCATCGCTAATATCGTCAACCTGTCCTAATAGTTCAGATCTTCTAAATATTCCACCAAATTGTTTTAGATTATTATTAACATATGATTGTAATTCTGCAAAAACGGCTGACTCAGTTGATTTAACAGTTTGTCCGGTTAAGTTTGGATCAAAATTAAATGTTAGAATAATTTCGAGATAGGTTGTTTCTGGATCTTCAAATACAGTATCGATAGAAAGAATTGAAAGATTAGTAGACACGTCTTGTATAATTGAGTTTTTAACCGCTGTCTTTTGTGCTTCAGTTGTACCATCTTCAAATACAAGAGATGCATATACTTTACCAAAATCTGCTGGTACGTTATCTTCACCACCCCAAGCAATAGCATCTGTTACAGTTGGATAATTTCTTTGTATTACTGCCCGATAGTCATCAGCTGTTACAAGTCTTTGTTGTGCTGCAAAAGAGATAGGAGCATTTTGCCTAATAGATTCTATTGATTGTCTTGCTCCACCAACACCAGATGATGCAACGGTTGTCACCGTTAAAGGATAATTTCCGACACTTGGAACACTTACCTGTGCTCCTGGTGCAAATGTAGAAGCATTATTTGCTGCAGCTCCTACGCAAGACAAATATGTAACTATGATTTTATTACCAGCTTCCGGGGATTTACCAAATGATATACCATCACCAAAGTTTAATTCGTAATATCCATTAGGAGCTTCTGAGATTTGATAGTATCGTGACTGAGAATTAACAGTAGTAGCAGTCGTAATTGGTGTATACGATATGAATGATGAACTTGATGGTGTTTCATAGACATAAACTGCCGCAGTATTAGTATCAATAGTTTCATCTTGAATAACATATAATTGACGTTCTCCTACATCACCGACAAAAAATGTTTTTTGTTTTTGTACACCTTCGAATATCTGTATTGTAGTTCCACCGTCCTCATTTAAAAACTGATAGAAACCTTCGCCATTATCTGTCGCCGTATAATCTTCTAATGTTTGAAAAGTATATGTCACATCATCAGCATCAGCAGTAAATGTATATCCAGCACCTAATACGATAGAGCTAGGTCGACCTGCAACTCCAGCAAGATTCATGGTTAATTGTACTTCAGCTCGTGATGCAGTACGCGATCTTGGCACATATCCTAATGTAGCAGCATGAGATACAACCGAACTACGTAATTGCGCAGTTGTCAGAAATGATTCATTCAAAGCGAAGTTAGCAGTCAATGCATTATAATGTGTATTATATGCAAGTACATCTAAGATATTAGAAAGACCTGACGCTTCGAAATTATAGTCTTCAAATTCTGGTTGCTTTGCAAGATACGTTTTCAAAGAGTTTTTGATATTATCAAAATCTAATTTACTATTTTGTACTGTAGTTGCCATATTATCTCAGCCTTGATAAAGATGTGGTTACAGTAACAAGTTCTCCGACATTTGCGATACCGAATCGAACTGTTACATCTATTGCGTTATTATCTGGATTATCTGATACATCTATTTTGTCTATTATTGCTCTTGGTTCATAGTTATTAATAGAAGCAACAATAGCTTGTTCTATATCAAAAGCTGTACCATCATCCATATTTTCAAAAAGAGCATCTCCAATCCCACCGCCAAAATTAGGCATAAATGGTTTTTCAGTTGTTCCAGTCGTTAATATATTTTTTACCGCTTGCTTTACAGCAGCGGCATCAGTTTTCTTAAATATATCTCCATTTGTCTTTGCATTAAAAGATAGATCTATGTCTAAATAGTTTTTAGATCTGGAAGTTACAACACTAGATGATGTAAGATTTCCGTCTTCTACTGCAAATGCTCTTGTTGCTGGCATAATTTATTCCAAATAATTTGTACTATTTATAATGTTTAAGCGAGGATTTCTATAAGTTCCCCTGTAGTTTGTATTGATCCATTATACCGTGTTTCTAGTTGTTTAGAAAAAGATCCCTTGTAAGTAGAATCAACTTGCGGCATTTGTAGTATCACATGACATTCTAAAGATCCATCAACATTATATCTGTCATAATCTAATATCAGTTTCTCAAATAATATACTATCTTTCCAATACACTGCTAAATCAAACATTGAGGCGTGATCAGGTATACCAGCTTCATTTAATAATTGATATACGACTACACGTCCTTTTGTTGCTAAATCATTAAGACCACCAGAAACAAGATTTTCTTCCGGACCTTTTTTGTAAAGTCCTTCTACTACAATCAATCGTTTACTTGCAAATTTTCCTAAATCGGTATTGACTGTATTCATTGCCATAGCTTG